TATAACAGTTGATAAGCCATTTATCATAGAGGTAAATGGTGCATCAGTTTTTAGTACATATATGAATATAGAAATTGATATGCAAGGAGGAAATTAACATGTCAAGACTTAAAGGAAAGACAATTAAGTTTGAAGTGGACAATGTTGAATACTCTGGAAGCGTAAAGAATGTCACATTTTCTTCAGAAGTTGGAGAAATGGGATTTGGAGATTATGCAGATAATCTTGAATATCGCTGCCAGATTGAAGGGTTCCAGGACTACGCTGCAAACAGCCTATGGTCCAAGTTGTTTGATAATCCAGGAGCAACAATTGCTCTTGAGTTCACACCTCATGGAAACGCAACACCAACTGCTTCACAACCAAAATTCACAGCATCAGGCTATGCAGAAGTTATCCCAACATTGGGTGGCTCTGCAGGTGAGTACTTTGTATGGGATGTAACCATCATTCTTGATGGCAAGCCAGCCAAAGTAACTGCTTAAGGATGTTAGGCAATGGCTACTGGCTACACAGTAACAATCAAGGGCGTTAATGAAGTAATCAGGTCATTAAAACAGTACCAAGGTGCTGTAGATGATTTGAAAGATGCTAACGCAGCAATTGGTCAAAAAGTTTCTGTGACAGCCAGGGCCACTGCCCCATATCTATCAGGTGCCCTATCAGGCACTATCAGACCTAATCGTGCAATGAAGAAAGTACAAATCAAAGCAGGTGGGGCTGCAGTTCCTTATGCAGGTCCTATTGAGTATGGATGGCCTCTTAGAAACATAGAAGCACAACCATTCTTAAGAAGAGCAGCATGGGACAACAGGGAATACACAAAGAATGAATATTCAAAAAATCTACAGGCAATAGCCAGAAAATATATAGGAGGCAGTACAAGATGAACATTAGTAATCTAAAGATGAAAGATTTAGCAGAGATAGAAACTCTCTCAGGTATGACAATGGATGAATGGGAAACAGGCTCAAAGGTCAAGTTAACCATGGCAATTGCATATGTTTTCAAAAAGAAAACAAATCCTGATATCAAATTTGAAGATATTGAAAACATGGGCCTTGACGAAATCAACTCATTAGTTGAGGAATCAGAAAACCCAAAAGCGAAAGTCTCATAACTTTTATGGGTGAATTCTGTGCTGCAACAGGATACACACCAGGAGAGTTTTGGGAAATGACAAACGAAGAAGTAGAAGCAATAAGCAGGGGGCTAAGGAAACAAAATGGCTAACACAATAGTAGTAGATATAGTTGCGGATACCCGCAAGTTAGTTGCTGGTGTAAATACCACTAACCAACAGTTGGGTAAACTCAATGGAACTACTTCTGCCATTAGCAAGGGCTTTGGACTTATAACCAAGGCCTTAGCAGCAATTGCTGCCACCAAAATAGTCTGGGGCTGGATTACAGATTTAGAAAAAGAACAGAATGCCTTTGACCAGATTGCAGATAACTTTGGTAAGAGTTCTGACAAGATAATTAAGAAGGTTGAGGAACTATCTGAGAAATTCAAGGTAGATGATGGGGATATTGCTGTATCTCTTAATAAGTTAGCCAATAGCACTACCTTCAGATACAAGAAACTACTTCCACAGATAACAGAATTAGTTCTCCTTGCAGACAACCTTGCTGGTGGAGCAGGGGAGCAGGTAGAGAAATATACAAATGTATGGGCTAAAGCCCTTAGAAGTGGTAAGGCCTTTGATGGTTCTGACCTTACTAAGTTTGGTATTGCTGCAAAGTTATCAGAAGAAGAACAGTTAAAGTTCAAGTCATTAAAGACTATTACTGACCAAGTGATGTTCTTGTATGAGGCACTACAAGAGGAATTAGCAGCAGAGAGTCTTAAGTTTACTACTGCTCAAGAAATTGAATTTGAGGTAAGTAAACTCAAAGATGCCATTGCACTCATTCTCAAAGAAAATGTCTTACCAGCAGTATTAAAAGGATTACAACTTCTCAAGACTTTATTGTTCTATGAAGATGAAGATGGCCAATTAAAAGTAAGAGATGAAGTTTCAAGACTTGCTATTGCTCTTGGAACACTTTGGACTGTAGGAAAACTCTCTGCATTAGTCACAGCCCTGACCACAGCAGATGGAAAATTGGTAAGCATTTCAAAGACATTAAAGGACATGCCATCCCTATTTAAAGGAATTAAATTTAGTGAATTGGGAATTGCCTTTGGTTTGGTAATTAAAGAGATATGGGGCAAGTTAGGTAAGTTCTCAAAGGGATTAATTGTCTACTTCTTGGTTGAAATAGGTGACACAGTTCTTAAGAAAATAGCATCAGTACTTCCTAAGCAGTTTGAAGACATGGCAATCCAATTCATTGATGCATTCTTCCTACCATTCAATGACCCAGTTAAATTCATTAAGTCCATTCCTAAGACCATTGAGAATTTCTGGAAGGGCATCAAAGAGTCAATATTCAATTGGGCCAAAGCAGTATTCATGATGCGTTCCCCATCAAAGGTTATGTATGACCTTGGTGTAAATGTGATTCAAGGATTTATAAATGCTTTCAACCCTGCCAATGCACTGACAGCAATAAAGAATTTCTTCACAGGCTTACTTGCAAGAATGAAGACAGCAATAGCAGAAACCAACTGGGGCAGCCTGGGACAGAGCATTGTCAATGGCTTAACAAATGGCATGAGGGCTATTTCACAAGGGCCAGTTGATTTCATAACCAGATTAGCCAAGAACATGAAAGACACATTCAAGAGATTCTTCAACATCTCATCCCCATCAAAAGTATTTGCAGGATATGGAAAGAACCTTATGCAAGGTTTGGCATTAGGAATATCAGGTAATCAGAGATTAGCAACCAATGCACTTAATCTTCCTCTGACTCCTTCATTCGCAGGTAGAGGCAGTAACATCACAGTAAACATTAACGCTGGTATAGGTACTGACCCATATGAAGTTGGCAGATATGTCAAGGCAGCATTGGACAAGTACTCAGGTGTTAATGGCAGATGATTAAAGACGAATTTGAATTAGAGATTAGAACACGCATTGATGGCGTATTTGTCATTGGTGAGAATGCTCCAGGTAGTGGAGAGAATGGTGCACCAATTGCATCAGATTTAGATTTACAGAATGACCTTGAGTATGAATGGGTAAGCATTAAAGAAGGCGTACTCAGTATCAATATTAAGCGTGGTGTAGATGACTACACAGGTGCCCTGCCACTTCCTATTCCATCAGTTGGGGTAATGCAGATTAAAACAATTAACAAACTATTTGACCCACAAGAGAATAGATTCATACAGCCTAAAGCCAAGGTAAGACTACGCAGGGGCAATGTAGATATCTTTGTTGGAAGACTTAATAATCTAAATGTTGATTACAGGTCTGATAAAGATAAGCCACTCATTACCTTTGATGTGATGGACCCAATTGCAGAACTACAACAGTGCCAGACAGAGTTAAGCACCATTGCTGCTCAGGGTAATCAAACATGGACAGAAAGAATTGAAACCTTATTCACTAATGCTAAGAAGCAGAACTACATAACCTGGAAGCGTGAAGCATTTGGGGGAGGCAAGACAAAGCATGGATTCTGGAAAGACAGCAAGACACTATGGGAAGCATTGATATTTGCATCAGATACAGAGGGTGCATTTATATTCTATGACAAGGCTAACAAACTAAACTGTTATGCATCAGGTGCTCTACCAACAGGAACACTAAGACAGAGTTTTTCTAATATTGACAATACAAAATTTGGATACAAGAACATTGGAATTGAATACAATGTCACATCCACAATCAATGAAGTCCAGGCTCAGAACACCTATGGAAAATACAAGTCTGAGTGGAATGAAGATGCAGATGCAGGACTTGGAGCCTTTGAGACAGTAGAAGAAGTAGTCACAGACCCTATGGAAATCAAGCGGGATGATGCACTAATCAATAGATATGGGACTCATGCCCTAAGTGCTAACACTAACTTCAACCTAAGTCTTGGTACTGATATTTATACATCATGGGCTACAGAGATTCTTTCCAAGTGGAAGAACCCAAAGATTCAGGTCAATAGCATTGAGTGGGATGCCAAGAATAGTTATGACATAGCAGCAAATGCAGAGATTTTAGACAGAGTAAACATTCAACATAAATTACAGATTGCAGATACTTCACCTACAGCCAAGGTATATGAAGAGCAATTAACCATAATAGGAATTCAACATGAACTAAGTGCAGACGGAAATTCATGGAGGGTAAAATATATATTGTTTCCAAGGAGTAGATTCATATGACAATTAGATATATTGACTTTGCTGATGGACAAGTCCTTACAGCAGAACAACTCCTTGACCTACAGAACAATGGAGTCATTCAAGTAGATTCTTTCGCAGAACTAACTGGTGTGAATTCAAATGTTAACGCAGCCTATGTAGAAGCAGACAGTGCTTTCTATATTAAGAAGTCTGATGGGTCATGGGGTTCTGTAGGTGGTCTTGCTGTAGTACAAGCAGCAGCACCAACTGCACCACAAGTAGGACAGATTTGGTTTGATACAGATGCTGTATTACCCAATCCTGTCAAGCATTTTTACGAGGGAAGCGAGACTGTTACAAACACAGCAGCCTTCCAAGCATTATCAAACTTAAATGGACAGTCTGTTGTTCTAACAGAACCAGCATGGGTCCATATTTCCTATGGTGTTACAGAACCAATAGGAGCAACTGATGCAGGTGTGACTTATGGAGTCCAACTATCAGGTGCAACAACCAGAGCAGTAGGAGCAGCAGACTCTTGTGTCTCTTATGTATCAAGTAGGAACTCTGTATCAAATGATTTCTATGCAATTTTTAATGCGGGTACAACAGAAGTAACCCCAGTAGCAAGAAAGTTAGGAACAGGAACAGTATCTGTAACTAACCCATACATGAATATTGCACCTATTAGGTGGTCATAACAAATGCATAAAGTCTGGGATGGAACTGAGTGGTCAAGTGCTAAGGCTCTAAAGGTCTGGAATGGCACACAATGGAAAGCAGGATTGAAGTTTAAGGTAAGAACTTCTTCCTCTTGGCTACCTGGTTCTGTCTCAGACAAAGATGATTCACAAATTGTAAAGTGGTCTGTAGAAGGTCCAACACCACCACCTCCTCCACCACCTGTACAACACCCAGTACCAGACTTAGATTTAAAGACACTGCAGGAAGTAGAAGCACTCTTAGACCCACTGTCATTTACCTATGCTGTAACAGAATATGAGAACACATCAATTCAAAGCAGGGATGACAAGGTAGTTATTGATTCTCAAATACCTGCAGCAGGACAATCATTAGCAGAAGGTAGCCAAGTTGTATTTAAACTATATAACTTTGTTCAACCAACAACTACAGTTCCTAACTTAGATAACCTCTTGGTTTCAGCAGCCAATACAGCAATTACAAATGCTAATCTTGTTGTTAGTACCAACATAGGTACTGATGAAACCTATGATAACAACCTTATTGGAAGGGTTATTAATGGAAGTCAGTACCCAACAGCAGGTTCCACAGTAGATACAGGAACAGAAGTTACCTATGACAAGTGGATACAGAAGCCATTTGCCACAGTTCCTAACCTTGTTGGACTTCTTGATAGCCAAGTATTCTCAACTCTTGATGCAGCCAATCTCAATATTGGTACCAGAACAGTTGTAGCAACAGCAGTGGCTTCAGATGATGACAAGGTTAAATCTCAATTCCCTGCACAAAATACACAAGTGCAGATAGATTCATCTGTTAACTATGAAGTCTGGGAATATTCCCTAAGAATTGTTCCTAACCTAAATGGGCTTACACAACAGCAAGCAACAGATGCCTTAGATAATGCAGGAC